AATTGTGGGGCATTCTTGTCTAACGGTCCGGGGTATATTCAGGAAAAAATGGAATTTGTTTGCAAAACAAAATTCCATATTTGGCTGTACCATAATGGTAAGGCAATGTTGTCCAATCTCTTTGAAGCCGTCCAAAATGCTGTTTTGGAAAAGGTTCAATTTGTTGGTGATCAACCTCTTACAGTTTTAGGCAGTGGTGTTCAATCAGGAGAATGTCCAACAATCTTTGGAGAGAACACAAATGTAAGAGATTATGCTGATTCGATGTGTATTCTGTATACTCTGTTTTTTTCCTGTCCAAAGGCCATGCATTACTGGTTCCACCGTGACATGAAATTTCATATTTTGCCTTTAAAGTTTGAAAAAGAGAACAGATTAGAGAATATAGAAAATCCCAAAAAAAGAAAATACAACAGCAAGTTCTATTTTAATTGGAATAGCATGAAATACACCACTTTTCTCTTAGACCAGCGCTTGAGCAAAAACGTTGCAGCTGTGAGACAAACTTTCTATACTGATGGAAAGTGGGATCAAGACATCTTAATTGTACCAACTTTATCATCCCTTAAATCATCATTATCAATTATTGGGATTTTAAAGGATGACAATTTATCTCGTCAGTATAGAGAGGATCCTGAGGGATGCATTAAGTTACAGCGCCTGAAGCAGAAGAAAAGGATTTTAGATCAGATACAAAAGCAGCAAGAAAGCCGAAACAGAAGAGGAAAGGCCTTAATGACTGAAGCAGACATCAAGAAGTCTGCAAAGAAGATTCTGGACAAGTTTATGGAAGGCATTGAATCTCAGCTAGAAAAACGTCAGATGTGTGAAGAATATCTAGTGACTTCTGTTGACAGAGTTATTGACAATGTTTTGAAGCTGAGTAAAACTGTAGGAAGCAACAAAGTCAGAGATCTCTCCATGTATTGTCTTGATCAGGTTGAATTGTGGATAGCAGATATCTTTGCCAAAGGACAAAGAACGAAAGATGACAGGGAAATTTATCGGCTATCCATAATAATGAAGGTGGGGTTGTACATGTATGAACATTTTTATAAAGCTATTGCTATGTACATCAGAGAAGAAGTGATTTCTGAGTCTGGAGATGAAAAAATAGTTGATATGCAAAAAAGAATCTCACAAGCTACCACAACTTTCAAGCAGTGGAAGGATCAAGCCAAGCATGATCTCACAAACGCATATATATTCAAATGTTCATTAGATATGACAAAATGGTCACCATCTGACAACTCTTGGAAATATGTAGCTATGGCTTTGTACAGTAAAATGACCACCCCTAACGAAAAAAGTATGCTGATAAGAACTCTTGAAAATCTCCGGAAGAAGAAATTAGTATTTAATCACACCATGATGAAGATCCTAAAACATATGATGGATAGAGGTCAATTAACAGAAGATAATATTTTAGCCGAAATGCTAAATGGTAATATATCTTCAAATCAAGAGTGCGAACAGGGAATAGGAGGATACAATCCTGGTAAGCATGGAGAAAAGGTAAAGCGACTTAAGAAGAATTGGGTGGATATAAGTGACAACTGGTTCAATGGATGTATAAACTATGCATCATCTGTATGCCATGTTCAAGCAATGCTCTTGTTTGAGAAGATAGGTCAACAAATA